CTCACCAGACCTTGGCTTGTCATTTGCTTGCCCGAATAAATCCGGAAAAGTTGACTTCATGCGACCATCAATTTGGTCGAAATATTCAGCAGAGCGGGGATCCACTCCGTTTGTGACTAGTTTTTGATGCAGCCCTAGTGCGTAGCTGGTGTATTCCTCAAACCCTTGCTGTCCGAACCACTGGTTTTTAGCCTGCCAGCGCAGAGTTTTTTCGTCCGGTTCAGCCCTTGAAGGTTGGGCTTGTTGCGTTTGTACCTCAAAATTTTCGTCTTGTAAAGGGGTTGGACGATAATTTTTTACTTGTTCTGCACGAATCTTTGCGTCCATCACAGCTTCTTGGGCTTCAATGATGGCATCCGTGTCATAGGACTCTTGGGCTTCCTTGAGTTTACGCCTTGCCATAGCCAACTCAGTATCGGCTTTTGACTTAGCGCCCTCAATGATGGCTTCTTGTCCTGTGTAAACGTTTTGCTTGAGGCGTTTGTTCTCCTCAATCAACTGCTGTGCAAGACGCTCAAGCTCTTGCTTTTCACGCATCGTGGCTTCTTTGACACGGCGCTCGTCGTGACGGGCGTGGGTCAGCTCTTTAATGCGTCCTTTGACTTTGTCAGAATAGGACTCGATCTCTTCATCGGTTGGATCAAGCACTTCACGGTCTAGGGGCTTGCGGCCTCTGTCGCGCTCAGGCGTGTCGTCTTCAATTTCAATCTCTACTTCATCAGCCCCTTCAATCTCAAACTCAACCTCGTTGGTCTTCTTGTCTTCGACTTCGTCGGGGAACTTGTACGGTTCAGCCATATTCTTCCTTTCAAGCGCGGGTCAGGCCGCGAGGGTCTTGCACAACAGCATCAACTTGGTCATCGTTGATGAGACGAAACTCCTTGCCAAAGATCTTAAATCTTGTACCGGAGTAAGTACGTACTAACACAAAGTCGCCCTCTTTACACCATGCCCCGTTAGGAAACTTGGCGGTGTCGTTGTACGCATCAGGGCCTACTTTCAAAACAAACAACACAGTGGTTGCTGTTTCTTCTTGGCGCATAAACTCAATTGGTTTATACAGGTTTGACCCTGCAATCTTCTCGTCGACATCTGGCACAGCGCAAAGAATCTTCCAACCTGTTGGGGTGGGAAGTTGCGTGGCTTTCATTTCGTCTGAAGCATCAGGCTCGGGTGCATCCAAAGATTGGATGGGTTCAGGCAGTGCAAAAGCACCGGGGGAGAGATCAAGATCACTCATTAGATTCTTCAACTTTCTGTGCAAGGTCAAGTAGATAACGCTCTGCAAGGGCTAGACCCTGAATAATCCCGCAGAGTTTTTGGTACTCTTCAAAAGTACGGCACGAACCCCCAGCCAAGTCATCGGCATAGTTGTTCATGTCAGTGCGTATTTTTTCACGTAATACGCGTACGAAGTCTTGGATCATGATTTGGGCTCACGTTGATTTCTACTATTTGAGAGCGCAGCAGTACGCGCTTGTAAATCCATCTGGGCTTTACTCTTTGCGATGTCGGAACCCATTTGGATACCGGCACGTTCTTGCTCAAACTGAGCTTTGTTTTTGCTCTCGTTGATTTGTGCACCAACTTTAAGAGCATCTAGTTCCAACCTGCCACTGACTTCTTGCTCTTTCAACTCTTGTGCGTCGGCCTTGGCAGCGGCATCCATCATCATTTTTTGTTTCTTTAACTCTAACTCTTGGCCTTTGAGTTGTAGTTCTTGCATTTGCAACTGCATGACGGGGTCTTGCATCTGTTGCTGTGCCTGCATCTGCGCAGCCTTGGCTTGATTCTGCATCAACACTTGCTGAGCCGCTTGAGCCATCATGCCGGACAACGCAATCTCAATCTGCGGTGGCAACTTCTCATCTTCGGGCGGCAGCGGCATGCCCAACTGTTGCTCAATTTGCTGACGCATTTTGTAACCAACGTGTTCTGCAATGTGAGCCGTGATTGCGCCCATGATTCTAGGAGCCTGTGGGTTTTGGCCAATGAACTGCTGCATCATTGGGTCTTGCATCAACATCATGTGCACTTGAATGTGAGAATCGTGATCCTGATGTAAGAAGGCCTTAAGCGGTTTACCTTTGAGTGCATTCTGGTTTTCCTGCACTGGGTCGATTGGCTTCTGATCGTCCTCAATCGGTACAAGTTTCTCAGCGTTTTTGATACCCAGCACGTTCAACATACCGCGGTGTAACTCTGGCAAGTTGTAAATGTCCGGAGCCATCTGCGCCATTTGAATGACGGCTTGATATTGGACAACGCGCTGAGACATGGTCGCAGCGTTGGGGTCTGACACGGGGATAACATCCACCAAGTCATAGTCGGCTTTCTTAGCTTTGCGAGTGCCGTACTCGGGTGTGTATGTGTAGTCCGCGTCAGTGTAGTCGCGGATGATGTTCTTCAAGAGCTTGAACTCTTGCTTCAGCGCAAAGTGCACACGAGCCTGCACCGCAGTCATTACTTTCAGTTGTCTCTCTAACAGCGCAAGTGTGGTTCCAACAGGAGCCTGCGCAGACATGTCAGACACCTTCATGTCAGCAGTCGCGGCAAAACGACGACCTTCATCAACAATTGTCTGCATTAAGTTAAACAGAGTAGCGCTTGGCTCTTTGTATGGCAGCGGCAGGATGTTGTCGCGAATCGTGCCCGAGCCAACGTCTACATCACGGAACTCTCCGGGTGCGATTGGTGTATCGTCGCCCTTGATTCGCAATCCGCGTGTCTTGAGTCCACCGGGCAAGTTGCTGAGTGTTCCTGCATCGACGAGTTGTCGCATGAGGGAGGTAGCGGATTTAGCAAAGCCTCCGATAAGATGGAAAAGCCCGAAGCCGTAAGCTCCAAAACCCGGGATATATTGGTAGTGCACAAAGTGTTGGCGTTTGAGTCTGAGGTCATCTTCTTCTTTCCAGTTGCGGCGGATCGACAGAATGTCGTTGGAGCCTTTAATCAACGTGACAACGTACGGCAGCATGATGCCGGTCTCTTCACCAGAGTCGTCCTTGTCCTCGTAACCTTCAAGGTTCAAATCTACATGGCACTCATAAAGCGTGTAGCGGTCGTCATTCAAATCACTAAAGCCTGTCTCTTTGTCCTTGGCTTTCTGAATGTCTGTCAGATCTTTTGGTGCGTCAGGCAGATCAACGTCAATGTAGAAGCCTGCTTGCTGAAGCTTGATGATCTCATTTTTGGTCTTACGCATGACGTGCGTGATGCGGTAGCAAGTATCTAAATCCGTTGTACCGTACGGCAGATACATATCTTCCGCAGGAATAAACATCGACACCTGACGGCCTAGATTGGGATCGTAGTACACCTTCTTAAATGCTGAGCCTGTGGCTGGCAGTGACCAGAGCATGCGCTCGTGTTCAGCGCGGTACTCCGTCATGACTTCCGTCAACTCGTAGTTCATGTCGTCTTCAACGTTAGACGCGACTTCTTTCATCTCTGGCGTTTCTTTACCAATGAGTTTGCTACGCACAGGCCCTTGGGCTGGGAACGTCTCTGTAATTGTCTCTGCTTGGAAACGCACAACAGCTTCTGTAATCATAGGGTGGAACACACCGCATGCGCCATTCCAAGGTTCTGTGCGTTCTTCTATCTGCAATCCCAGCAGCTTCAGACCATCAACGTATGTCTTCTCCCAATCCTTGCGGCCATTTTTGTCATTGTCAATATCAGACACCAAGTCACCAGCCAGCGACTGCAAGGCACCATCTTTTATGTACTCGGCCAAGTTATCATCAAAGCCTTCTTCATTGTCATCTTCTTTGCCGATGGTGATTTCTAATCCATCCATACCAATGGTGACTTCTTCTGGATCAACAATTTCAATCTCAATGGGTGATTCTTGCTCGCCCAGCGCGTCGATGCCCATGGGTTGTTGGTAAAGAGCTTTGTCGATGTTCGTTGCCATGTGTGTTCCTAGTAGTATTCGTGTTTCCTACGGCGAAAGATTTCAAGGTCATCTTTCTCGTCTGTGTCTAAACTGATAAAGCCGCCTTGCCTAAAGCGTAGCAGCGCCTGTGTTGTCGTATCCACGTAGTCGTCGTGCTCCCCAACTGGGAACGCGGCCATCTCTTCAATCACTTCTCGTGCCCAGCGTGTGTCGGGTGCCCAGACTTTACCACTGCTGAACAAATCTGCAACAGCGTTGACACGCACCATCTTGTCGTTACCGCGACTGGGAGAGAACTCTTGGACTGGGATTCCCAACGCCCGGAGTTCCTGAATCAGTGGTGCGCCAGCTGCCTTTTTCTCCACAATGAACGCGTCTGGTTCCCACTCTTTGTAGTGTTTGAGCGCAACAACCTTGAGTTCAGGGAAAGCCATCCTGTCTTTGAAAGCATCCAACAACATAAGCTGAGGCGTATCGTTTTCTTCCTCATTGTAAAAAATCCCCCACGTCGTACAAGCAGAATAGTCGGAGTTGTTCTTGGTTTCAAACGCCGTATCCCAAGACTGAATGATGTACTCACACCTTGGCGGGTCATCTGGTTCCCAAATACGCCACATTTTACGGCTGACGATGGCCGAGTTCTCAGATGTGGGCTGCTGCATATACTGCGCGTTCCAATATCGGGGGTCAATCGACGCTTTTGTAGCTTTTAAGCTATCAAGTGGCCACTGCTCGGGCCAAAGAGACTTCTCGTTGTCCTCGTCTTCGTTCAAAATGGCCGGAAGCTCCACAATCTCCCACGGAATTGCATCGGGATTCTTAGACTGATAGTCAATTAAACGCCCAGTCAGGTCTAATAGTGACCAACGCGTCATCACAATTATGATCGCACCGCCCGGCATCAGACGTTGGAGCGGCCCCGTCTGGAACCACGACCATGCGGTATCAAAAGCCAACCGACTATTGATTTTAACGTCCTGCTCTGAGTGAGGATCATCAATAACGAACAGATCAGCACCACGACCAGCAAGAGCGCCCCCGACACCAGCAGCATAATACTGACCGCCAGCGCTTGTAGACCACTTACCGGCAGCCTTCTGATCGTCTGCCACCAAAGTTTGCGGAAAAACATCTCGATATTCATCTGAATCAATCAAGTTACGTACGCGCCGACCAAAGTCTTCAGATAGACCCGCAGTGTGCGTGCCCATGATGATCTTCTTGTTGGGATACTTGCCAAGGAAGTACGCGGGAAATAGGTAAGATGAGAACTCAGACTTACCCATACGTGGCGCGATGTTGATAATCACACGCTTTTTCTTACCCTCAACCACGTCCGAGAATATCTTAGCTAGCTTCCTGTGGTGTGGGCCAATCTTAAACCCGGGATAAACAGATGTAGCAAAGCCCAACATGTTTGTTTTAGCAGCCGTAAGGCTAGCGCGGCGCTCTCTAATCTCAATATCATCCAGCAATTCAATCTTGTCTTTAAGACTCATGAACGGAAGCGCCTTCTGGATGGCCTCAAGCTCTACCTTGCTGATAGAAGTGAACTGCTCAAAGTCCATCTGGCCCATCATTCTTCTCCACTGGACTATCATCTGGGCGCTCGGAAACGTCCACCACGTCTATCACCCCCATGAACTTGGCCAACTTATCTTTGATGCGTTGCTCAACTTCAGCATCAGACATCTCAATCTTTTTGACCTCAATCTGCTCAGTAAAGAGCCCCACTTCCGTGACCTTGCCTAGCGCGATTAAAGCTTTCAAGCGGATGTTGGCGTTGGGGGACTTTGTCTCTTCAACCAGTTTAGCTACCGTGTAGCCCCGGATCTCCTGCGCCATGTCTATAAACTGCCAGTCGTACGCAGCCAACATACCTGTTAGATGTCTTACAGCCGCTGGGGTTTTTAGTTCCGCAAGAGATGCTTTTTGATCGGCGCTGTCCGTGTTGGTGGTCACGGCATTAAACGCTTTTCGCGCCGCCTGTGTCTGCTGTTGGTTAGCAACCACTTCGTCGTCATCCACACCTAACTCTGCTAACCACTGCTCTGTAGCAACTTGCGCCGACAGAATATCACTGGGCGTCGCGTCGTCCAGTTTTTCAAAGTTTCCCCGAGCGGTGACCTCAGGTTCAAAATGCACCAAGTGATCTAACATGCGTAGGAATCCTTTTCAGTTGCTTCCTCGTTGGCGCTAGTGTATACTCCTTTTCGGCATCGACGCAAGTCCTTGCTTCTCCTTGATGGTTTCCAGTTGCCATCTTTGCCCCGGACTAAACACCCGGGGCTTTTTTTCGCCTCGAGGTTTTTCCAATTTTTATAAAATTTTTTGGGGGCACTGTGTTTTTGTACAGTATTGTGATTCCGGATTTTTTAGAAATTGAATCGTGGTTACGAAACAGTGTTCACACCATGACGGCACGGCACACCCCAATAGGGCTTGGTGGGGGTATGGTGGGGGTCAAGAGTGGAGAACTCTCCACATTGTCAAGGGGATACGGCAACAACTTGTGGTATACTAGATGCATCGATTGGGGGAACTCAGTCGGTTCGGTTTGCCTCGCCCGTCTGCGAGGTTTTTTCTTTTGGAGATTCAATCATGAACATTCAGTTCGATCGTTACATCGTT